TCATTAAAGATAATTGGAGAAACTGCAATTTGACTCCAATTTAACTGTGCTGTTCCATTATTTTGAGTGCCAGAAACATGTATAGGTTCGCTACCAGATGTTCCTGTGCTACCATCAGATGTTACTTCATATAAATTATTTCTATATTTAAGATACTGACCAGTTGTTACTGGAGTATTTGCCGTCCATTCTGTATATGCTGGAATTCCTAATCTAGGTGATGCAAGTTCTTTTACACTTTGAAAACGTAATTGATTTGTAGTTAATTGTAGTGTATTATTGTTATCATTATAAAAATATAAAATATTATCATTTGATCCTGCAGTAAGTTCTGCTAGAATATAAGTATTGCCATCAATATCACGAACCCCACCAAGTGATGACCATGATTGTGTTGTAGCATTATATCCTTCATACTGACCACTTACGGTGTTGAAACGAATTGCACCATCTCCTTCACCCGCAGTAAACGCTGGTCTTTCCAAACTAGTACCAACTGGAATAAGTAGTGAAGTTGTTGTGTCTACTTTGACTAGTTTTCCTCCAGATGGAGATAAAATCAGATCATTAGTTCCAATTGAAGAAATTGTGCTGTTATTAATAGCTAGTTTCCCACTAACATTAATACTAGCATTGGATCTTAATGTTCCGTTGGTAGTAATATTACCATTAGTAGCAGTAATTTCAAAGTTGCTTCCGACTAGAACATTTTGATTAAATTCTGTTATTGCAGTAATATTTAAAGATGATGCAGATGCAATATTGGTGACAGTTAATGTGTCAACTCCGGCAGTATTTGTGGTTAATGTTGTAGAGTTTATTGTTTGAATAGTTCCAGTACTACTAACAATGTCATCAGTATTAATTTTTCCAGATAAGATATCAATTTTTACTGTATCTGTAGATGAACTATTATCTACAGATAGTTGAAATCCAGATCCAAAAGTTTTTGGGTTGTTTGGATCTATAGTTATCTCTGCTTCTGTATTATCTTCTCCACCCATATTAGTATGAGTAGCACCAGAATTATTACAAAAATAATATAGGGGAGATGGAGTGCCTTCGGTAATTTTGAGTGTTAATAAATTTGATGTTCTGACAACTCCGTCTGTATATTCTGTTCCTGTAAATGTAAGTATAATTGGACCAGCAGTTGTTGGATTTTGTGATAGCGTAATTTGCGTTCCAGAATCCACACTTTCAACAACAGTTCCTATTAAAAATTCCCCATCTCCTGAAATTTTCTCCAATTCCATACCAACTAAAATGCCAGTTGTGGAAGCAACTGTTATTACTCTAGAACCAGAGACTAGAGAAGTTGAAATATTTTCTATTTTGCTTGGTGAATGAATACCATCTCTAAATTTAGAGAATGCAAATGAATGACTAGAATTTGTTGAATCACTTAAATCAAAAGCGTATGTATCACCAACATACAACGTCAGATCTGGAGTTAAAGTAAAACCACCACCAGTATCAATTAAAAATCTAAATCCATTTGATACAGTATTAATTGTTAGTTGTGGAGATGAAGTTCCTTGTTTAACAAGAACATTTGATGGTTGTAAAGTTTCGCCAATTACAGTAACATCAGAAACATTTGGTCCAGATGTTGTAATATTGATAATCTCAAAAGAAGAAACAAAAGTTCCGTCATCATAATCTAATATATCACCAACACTTAATAATGAGGCAGATACACTTCCTGAAAATGTGAGTGTTTGAACTGTGGGAGATTTTACCGAATAAGTAGTTGGTTGAATTAAATCTGTTGGTGATACAGAGAGAAGGTCGCCCTGGTTATAACCATTACCAGAATTATTGACACTTACTGTTGATACTGCTCCCAAATTCAAAATTTGAAAAGCAAATTGGGTTGTGCCAACACCATATGCTGGACTAATAGTTAACGTTACTGGTCCACCTGAAGTAGGTGTATTTGATAATGTAATTGAAGAACCTAGTTCATTGATATTAGTAATTGTTGTATTTGCTGGTAAAACACCAACACCAGATGATACTGTAGGAATATCACCCACAGAAATTCCTGCTATAGAGGAAACTACAACTTCATCCGAACTTCCAGATACTGCAAAATCTAAAGTTGCAGATCCACTAGCAACAGAATTTTGCGAAACTGTAAATGATGTTGCGTCTAAAATTGTATCTACAGTTGTGTTTGGTGCCAAATCACCTGGACCAGCACTAACAGTGATAACCATTCCACTGTAAATACCAACAGTAGATGCAACAGTAACAGTTGTTGAACCATCTGTTGTTGCAGAAACTCCTGTAATGGGAACTATAAAGTCCCCAGTAATTCCAGACAATCCCGTTTGTAATGTTAATACGTCATTAGATTGATAATTGGTTCCTCTATCAATAAAGGTTAAATCTTTAACAATTCCTGGAGAAGTATTTACTGTATATTCAAATCCAGATCCACCACCATTTCCTAGATCAGAATCGTTTGCTGTTAGTACATCACCCAAAACATAATTTTGTCCAGAAGATACAATACTTACATCGGTTACAGTTCCTGTATATGTAATTGAATTAATATTATAGAGAAATCCTGAACCAGTTCCTCCAAGATCAAATGCAGCAACAGTCAAGGAATCGTTTATTTTATATCCACTTCCTTGAGATGAAATAGCAAAACTTTGTATAGCACCACCAACAACTTCAAAATTGGCAGTCATTCCACTACCAGAAACTCCAGCAGATCCGGTTCCTACTGTCATAGTAGCACCCATATTTGGGTGATTCTGACAATCGTATTTAAGTGCTTCTGATGGAGCGTTTGGAGAAATAATTAAATCAATAAATGATTCTGCAGTACCTTCTGTTCCAACTTTATTTACAATATAACTTTGAAAATCTAATGCTGCACCACCAGCAGTTAAAAATTGTAATGGGTGAGTTGATAAACTCGAATCTGAAATATCAAATCTATATGTATTTCCTTTTATTAAAGTTAATGCTTGCTGTGTAATACCATTAATCTGATATACATTATTTGGTGGAGGTGAACCAGGATTTGCTACAGAAGATAAAACATAAACAGCAGTAGCATTATTTCTTATCGCAACTCCATTGTAGATGTTATCTGCATATAGAGATCCAGCATTAGATATCGAACCTGAAATTGTTTCTTCGCCAGTAATGGTAATATTAGCTGTAGCGGATGATCCAGTGCCATTTTGGAGATTGACATTCTGATACTGTCCAGGAGCATACTGAGAACCATTACTTGTAATAGAACCATCAACAGCATCGACAGTAAAATCTACAGTAGCATTAGTTCCATTTCCACCAGCAAGGTTAACATTTGAAAATGATCCAGGATTGTAATTCTGTCCAGTATTTGTTGTAGTGCCGGAATATGCCACTACTTCAATATCTAATGTTCCAAGATCACCAGATCCTCCAACAACAGAAATATTATTATAAGTTCCAAAATCGTAGTTTAATCCTGAACTTGTTATAGTTAAATTTGCATCTGCTAAAACTTTTTTTCTAAACGAAATATTCCTATAAGAAAAAATATCTTCGTTTGAGAAATCAATAATATTTTTTGCTCCTCCTACAAGACCAAAAGTTCCACCAGAAGGTCTGTAAATACCAACTTGAGCATCATTCGTAAAAGATAATGACGGAGCAATTCTTGATCCATTCCCTAGTTTTAAATTGCCCGTAGCAAGATCACTGCCACCAGCAGTAACATTAAAAATTTGAGAACCAATTTCATTAATTTTGACCCTTTGTTTTTCAAAGGTATCAGTTCTAGCGACATTAATTGCTGGCATTTTTTATTAACTCTCTAAGTAGGAATTTAATTTCAGAGACTTCATCCTTCAACATATTTATGTCGTCCAACGCGGAATTCAGCTGTCGCTGCTTGCGTCTTGCTTGGATAGCAGAATCGCTGTGATTGACTATGGCACCTGAGGTCTCGTCTCTGACAAGACCATCATGCCCTTTGACTTTAATATAACCCATACGCGGAAATTAGAATGCAGCAACTGCACGAATATCTTGAATCTTCGGAACATATGCAGGATCATTTCCTTTCATAACAATTTTAATTGCAAATGACGAGAACTCTGGGAGATCTGCTACGCTGTAAGTAATATCCTGATAAGATTCTTGCTTCTCAATTATACTCGAAATGCTATTTTCAGGAGTAGCAATTTCTAGAGAATCAGGTTGACCGGTGCCATTGAAGTATTCCCAATCAATATCCTCAAAGTTTTCATTGCTAGATGCTTTTTTGAATTTGTATAAAACTTCGATATCAGAAAGATCTCTGATATTTAAAGTTAGATGTATATCAATCGCAGTAGCTGGATTTGTAATAGAAACTTCTTTTGTAATATACTTAGCAACAGAAGAACTATTCTTAGAAGTAAGCTCAGAAACAAATTCGGAACCATTGCTATATGCCATAGTGCCAACTTCCAAGAAGAAGGCTTCATCAGCAGGTTGGTTTGGATATGATACAATATCACCTACACGGAAAATATCAGAAACTTGATCAACTAACTGTGCTTTTCTAGCATATGCATCATTATCTCGAATCCTTCCATTAAAATCACCGGCAATAGGTTGAGTGTCAGTTCTTAATGTCAATTCTTGTGTTCTATCATTCCAAATTACTGCTTTACCAGTAATAACATTATCATAAGTTTCTGTTGGTGTAGCTGGATTTCTTGCCGTAATTGTAGAAGCATCAGGAATTTCCTGGAAGTTTTGAATTGGATTTGTATCAACGATTGCCAATGGAACTTCTACTCCATTTACAGTTTCAACCAACGTTGGTTGATTGCCTAAAGTAATTCTTTCTCCTTTCTGGAAGAACTGTGAAGTCTTAAGTTTTACCCAAACTGTAGATCCAGAAACTTTTGCAATCTTACCAACTGCTTTAGAGTTATATCCCTCAATTGCTTGATCATTCTGAACAGTCACTCCAGTGATATTGGAAATATTAAATGAGTAGATGGGATAAAATTCAATGATTTGATCTTTTCTTCCATAGCGATCCTCTTGTCCATATGCTTTATCTATCCTATTAGTGGATGTTTTTACACTAGAAGTTGATAGATCCACAACAGGAGAAAGGTGTGATACTGTAGAAGATAGTTGTAATTTATAGGATAGAGAATTGGTTAGATTATTTAATATTTCATTAATATTTGAAGAAATGAATTTTTGATTAGCGAAGTAATGAGGTTCATTCAAGAAAGTTTTTTCGTAATCAGATTGATCATATGAATCATAATTAATTTTGGAAGCATCTACTGCAATAACATTTGTGGTTTTTACCATAGATTCTATCTTAGTTCCCGTAAAAGATAGATATTGCATCTGTGGATATAAAGTTTCATATTTTCTGTTATAAGAAGAATAAACTTTATCTCCACCACCTATAATATTGCCAGAAGCAGCAATAGATGATGTAATGTCATACGTATCAACTCCGCTATTAGAAATCTGGAACAACGTGTTATTTAAAACATCTGATGTTATACCACCAGTTTCTAGTGCTGTTCTATAGAAAACATAAGAATCTCCAAGAGTTTCAAATCCGTGATCTCTGTGATTAACACGTACAATACTGTTATTGTTTCTAAACAACAACGAAGTTGCATTCGTGTTTGCTGTAGCACTGGTTTGGAATGGATTCTTCTGTAGAAGTTCATATCCCAAATCTTCATTTGTAAGAATTAACTCTGCAGTTCTTGTAATATCAAACTCTGCTCTATACATTTTGAACTTGATATCTTCATAATTATCTTCTGTCCAATTCTCAGTATTCTGAGATCTGTAAACAGAACCAAGTGAAGGTTGTGTAGTGATAACTGTGCTTGTAGCAATATCTGTTTCACCAAGTCGCGACACCCATAGTTCGTAATCAGTTGAATCTGTTTCAACAGCAAGAGCATATTCTGTATCATTCTGTAGATATACAGGATAATCAAAAGCAAAGTGTGTTGGTATTGTGGAGTCTGTGATCTCTTCAGAATCAATTGCTACACCCATTCTGACTGCTGGGGTGTTAATCTCTATCTCTGTCTCGATAACACACCCTCCAGCGCCATTTCCGACGCCTCTGACGACTACTGATGGTGGTTCTGTATATCCAAAACCAGGTAGAGAAATTTCTGTGTTGTAAATTTTACCACCAGAAACTTCTACTCGTGCAGTTGCAACCGATCCACCAGAAAGTTGTGGACTTTCAATTGTGATAATTGCGCTATCATAATTTAATCCGGGATTCAAGATTTTAACAGCAGAAACTTTTCCACTATCTTTTGCAATAGTTAATACCGAATTTGTTCCTTGTGTGTTATTTGATAACGTTACTGATGGTATGATCAGATTTTCATTTTGATTAAATGAACGACCATTGTGGTTATCTAAAACCATAGTGTAAACTTGTTCGTTTGTTAGTAAGTATCTTCCTGAAGACGAAGGAACTAGATCAACACCATTTTTGTCAATGATTTTAGAAAGAGGACCACTTGCGGCAGAAGTCGAACCAGTAATTGATTCTCCTTGAGTCAAGTAAACATTTCCGTTAGTGAAAATTTTAAGGAAAGTAAATGGAGATATAACTTTTTCTGTACCAGGAATAATATTTTTTCCTGGTTTATCAGAATCAACATTAGTAAGATAAACTTTGATTGGAATTCTATTACTCTTATTACTAAAGAATAAATCAACACCAGTAGTAAATACTCCACCATCATAGTTTTCAACTTTGAAAGTTTGTGCTAATGGATTAGGACGAACTGGATTATCAGTATTGCTATCTACAAACTGCACACCTTCATTTGCTTTAAAGAAAGATGGTTTTGTTGAAACAATTGTTCCTGGATTTTCTGGCAAAATACCAGTTGCATAATACTTAACTTCTGCATAAGTATCTACAGTAGATTTGTCTTCGTCTGTGGAACTAGATGTAAATCTAAATGTTTTGATACCCGCTGCAATTTTTACTTCTTCTCCAGAAGAATCGTATGAAATAGTATCTACATCTCCCGTCCAAGTTGTATTTTCTTCCGGTGGAAGTCCAGCAGGAATAATAATAATACCACTAGCATTTCCATCATCATCTGTAGTTACTGGTCCATTAAAAGCAGACGGTGAATTACCAGCAACCCCAGTAAATCTGAGATCTGGATTTACCCAACGACTAATGTTTCTACCTTCCAAAAAGACAGAAATAGTTGTATTTGGTTTTAGTCTTTTAACAACAAACTTAACTGGAATACTTCTAGCAAAAAATTGTAGAGCAGAAGATACAGCATTTCCTCTTACAGTTTTAGTTTGAACCCCTTTTGCAACATCATTATTTTTTGGACTGATGTTTGAAGAGCTAGCAGTAGATGCTAGTTTTACTTTTGACTGAGCATCCTGACTATTAACATTGCCAAGAGAATTAATTGAAGAGAATGATGGTGATGAACCAACCCAGTTAATTACAAAAGAATTATACAAACTAGAAAAACTTTCTTTTACATTTTCTTTGGATAAGAAAATCTTGTATAGATCAGTATTAGTATCTACAATTAGTGGTTCTTCTGTGGTATCATACCATTGATCGATACTTGGAGAGAGCACAGAATCTCCAACATACTGGAGAACAACAAATGGATTTGGATTAAGAGTCTTTGATGCAAAACTATTACCGATAAATTCTAAACTAGAATATGGTAAAGTAACTACATTTCCAGATTTTTTATATCCAGAAACAACTCTTTGATCTTCTCTGGTATTTACTTCCTTGAGTATAAAAGAATCTTCTTTCGATTGTGGGCGCAAGACTGCTTGCTGAGAATCAATGGAACACTGGTAATCTAAAGAAGTTAAATTGCCAGTTCTATGCGATTCAAAATTGTCTACCAAGAAACCAGATTTAAATCTGTCAAATCCAATTTCATCCTTAACTTGCATATTAAGAGCTTGTTGCTCAAGAACACTAAGAGTGGTATAATACTCAAGTCTCTCAATACGCTTCTCCAATTTACCAATATCGCGCATTGTATAACGGCGATTATCAACTGGAGTAATTCTTACATCTTTACTATTTTGTGTAAACGCAGGAATGTATGCATAGAAAAGAGGAATTGCATCATCGATAAGATCTGGTTTGGATGGATTGAGTGAGGAATTTCCTTCCTTAACAATAAATTTACCATTCTTATTGAGGAATACACCATCAATTCTATCAAGATATTGTACTTGACTGAACGATAAAGTATATTCTAAATTGGTATCAGATGCGGGACTTGATGCAATAATAGCACCAGAACCAGCAAATGGACCAACTGTTCTTGATAAAGACGCTGTATCCTGGAAACCAGCAATAGTTGCAGTGGTATCTACTTTAGGTCTGAAATCTAAAATATTTTTAAGATTGACAATACCATAAACAGATGAATTGAACGATGGAATTTCATCTTCCGTCACACCAGCTTCATGAATATAACTATCAACTGTACAGAAATCTCCAACAGAATGCTCGAAGTAATCGAAAGCAATTAGAAGTTGTCCAGTAGTCTGTTCATATCCTGGTTTTAGAACTAATCTAGAAACATCATAAACAGTGTCTCTTTGACCATCATCAAATGTAAATCTATCTGTGACATCAGAACCAGAAATTAACTCTCCAGCAGAGTTTGCTTGGGGTGGTTGAGTAGCACTACCTTCATAAACATATCTAAGTTTGTACGCATCAGAATATGAAAGTGTTTCAACAACTTCATTGTCATAATTAACACCCCTAAATGGAATTACTCTATCACCACTAGAAGTAATTACAATTCTTCTATTTTCTACAGAAGTTTTTAATCTTGGTTTTGCATTTTCTACTTCTAATGTAGCAGTCAGTTTTAACTTTGGATAAGTTCCATTTGATGGAATTGTTCCAAAATATGTTGTTGGTAATTGTAAACTAATACTTCCAGCAATAAGTCCACTGCTAGTATCAGTAGATGAACTAATTTCTACTGCATCCTTATTAATATAAACAATATCTCCAATGTTTACAACAGGAGAATCGCCGGGATCTAGAACAGTAATAATATAATTTTTTTCAGTAAAAGCAGCAAATCTTTGTGTGCCAAATGGCAACTGAGCAGCAAAGGTAATAATTCCACCACCAGTAGATGCAGTAGTTACAAAATCTCTGCGGAAGAAATACTTAATCTTAGTTTCCTCTGGTGTTGCAGCAATCTGCTTAATTTGATTGCTTCCAGTTGGATAAATTAAAGTTCCTTGGTTTGCACTATCTACTCTAGGACGCAAACGTACAATGCTAGTATTAACAACATCACCAGGAAGCATTGTATCCAAATAGATTCTGGTCTTAAATGCTCCTTGTTTTACTGTTGCATATTGGATAGTTGAACGTACTAAATTGTTATCTTCATCAGAGAACTGAATGATATCACCCTGCTGCAGTACATTACTAGCATCTGCATTGAAACTGGTAGATTCAATAAAATTATATCCTTTAGATCCAAAGAAAGTAAAATCAGTAATAGATTTAATTTCTGCAAATTCTGAATCATCAACTACAACATCTGCAGTAAATACGTTTTCTCCAGCAGATCCATACTTAGCAGAAACTGATTTTACATTTTGTGGAGTATATGTTGTTACTGCATTTCTAGTCAACACTGCTAAAATAACTGCACCTTGAGCGGGTGTTGCAGAACCATCAGGTTGTTTTACAGTTATTGACGGTGGTTGTGCATACTCTGTTGATAGAGCAGACTTATTTTTAACTTCTGCTCTATAGAAAGCACCGCTGTTTAATCTTGCTAGATCAACAACAGAGTTATCATACTCAACGCCATTAACTACAATATTTGAATTGTCTGCATATCCCAAACCAGGATTGGTTACAATAAAATGAGATACTGTATTATCTTTTGCAATTTTAACTACATTTCCACCTTCATCCTTAATAGATTCTCCTGACTGAAATCTACCAGATAGAGTTTTTATGAACAAAAGTTTTCCTACGGAATATACTCCAGAAGGACTACCTTCAACAACTCCATATGCTCCAGATTTTAAACCAAATACATATTTACCAATTCCAAATGCTCCTGCTGCAGGAATGGTATCTAATAAAATTTTGGTAAAAAATTCTGGATCAAAATAAGATAATCCAAATGTTGCATTGTAAGTTGTTGATCCATCAGATTGACGACCCTGTGATAAAATAATATCAGAGTCATTATTAAATCCTGATCCTGTTTTCTTAAGAGCAAAATTATTTGGTTTTGCTCTACCAATAACAGGTGTAATTGTTTCACTGTAATCTACAATAAAACCCAGTTCATTAGAGTCGGAAGATGCATCTGAATTAGCAATAAATATTTTTCTTTGGTAATTTGAGTCTCCTAAATCATACTCAAGAAATAATAAATCTAGATCATCTTTCTTACCAAGAATTGTTAATTCTAGAAATTTAACGGAGTCATTTGCATTAATTAATGGTTTGTTTACTTTTGCAAAAGCAAGTCCTTTTACGGATGAAACCGAAGTTGCAGCACCAGAATCATTTCTAGTTTTAATAAAATGAACTTCTCCAAGTAAAGTATCAAAGTTTGCATCTGTAATACTTGAAAGTGGTTGGGTAGTATTAGTTACTTCAACAACAATAGTTTTTACAGCATCATCAGAACCAAAAACTTTTCCTCTTCTATCTGTGGTTTGTCTATGATCAGTAGGAAGTTCCGAGTCTCCTAATCCTACAGACCCATCATTAAATGTGGAATATAAGTTAATGTATGGATATGCAGTAAGCTCTGCTCCTTCTTTGTTGAGGGGAACACTACCATATACATTAGTAATATTTAAAGTCGGCAAAGACTTAGTTTTTAATCTAATATTATCACTAGTAAGACTTGCTCTTGCCTTATTAATTTCTAGGTACTTAGTTTCTTTATTGACAATTTCATATCCTTTGATGTATGCTTTGCCTGCGCTGACACTAGCTAACATCTTTCTTGATGCTTCTCCCTCAGTTAGACCATTGTAAAGTCCAAACGCATCTGCTTTATAAAGTCCGCCGTTTCTATTTTTCTGTGCATATTCTCTGACATCAATATCAAAGTTGCCAACAACATAATCTCCACTCTCATCAAACGTTCTACGCGCAAGAGTTTGTTCAATTAAACTATAATTAGTTGGCGATACCTTTCTTTGTACTGCACCTCTTAACGTAGTGAGTAGTTGAATGAAATTTTTATCTGTAGTTTGATTTAATTCAAACTTAACCAATTTCAATGAAATTTTTAATCTATGTGCTCCTGGAGCAGTGTAATTAGAAGACCCGATAGAATTATCATAAAGACTAGCATCTTCCTCTGGAGTGATAATTTCTTCTTGAATTTTAAATCCTACTTTTGAAGAAGGACTGTCATAGTAATCATCGATTACTAGAATTTCTTTGTTGCATCTTACAAAATAACCATTTACAAAATAGATACCTTCTTCTACCTCCACAGCAGAAGCAAATCCCATTGCCGGACTTTCAATTGAAGTTATGTCTCCAGTATCTGGATTTGTAAGTTGAATACTGGTGGGAAGTACACTACCGTCAGTTCCAACAACTAATAATGGAGTATTAATACCATCAATAACTTCTAAAGTTTCTCCTTGACGAAATTTTGATTCGTTGTTAGAATTGCCACTATTTAAATAATTTACATAAACAGTGTCAGCAGTAGTTTCTGTCGCTAACTTTGTTTCTAGAACAGTAGAAATTACTCCTGAATTTAATCCACGTAATTGTCTACCAATTAGTTGACTGATATCGTATTTTTTATATACAATATCACCATCTTCTTCAACAGCAACTTCTGACACAGAAGATAACTTAACGTAATCTAATTTTGTGTTAAGTCCGACTTCTCCAGGTACAACCAAGTCTCCTTGTTTGAAAGCATACTTACCAAAACTTTCAACCTGATTCTGGAGAATAGATTGTATTTGTGTTAATTCTCTGCTCTGGATAGAGTACCCAGGACGGAATAGAATTTTATAAAAATTCTTACTTGCGTCGAAGTCCTCGTAATAAGGATTTACATTAAGGTTTGTCTTCTGTGGCATCGTTTTCCGCCAAATACTAGCATTCTTTGTCCTTAGTATTTATAGAGATAAAAAAAATCCCCCGAGGATCTCAGGGGATTTAAAGTTATTTACTTATGATCAGAATTCGATGACTAGTTTGATATCTTCAATCTGGTCAGGAGCACGAGTGATCAAACGACGGTTCTCTTGGTAGATAACATCGCCAGAGTTATTCTTAATTTCTGCGGCTGCTAAACCAGCAGTAAATGATACACCCAGAAGTGTGCTTGCATATGTTGTATCAACATTACCTGCAGCAGCGGAAAGAACACCAGAAATAGCATTAGAACCATTACTTTCAAATGCTTGGACTACACCTTGATCAACGTGTGCATCAACAGTTTGAATATACTTAAGAACACCTGCAGTAGAAGAACCACTGTCTAGAACCCAAGAAACAACAGTTCCTTTTGCAGTGCCACCAGTTACAGTCTGAGAAATTGTTTCATCAGGAATAAAATCTGCAGTTGCTCCAGTAATCTTAACTGCTTTTAATCCAGATAGTGTATCTTGAGTAGCAAAGGTGCTTGTGCCTGCGCGAACGGGATCCTTGATAATACCAATACGACGGAAGTCGTTATCAACAGGGAAGTCTCCAGAACCTTCTGAATAGGTAAGGCGAATGTTAGTCATTACACGCTTGCCATTCAACTCTAGTTCATGATCGAAACCATGACCACCTTCAGGAGGCATCACAACCTCAATAGCACCCGTTGCGTCTGCAGCGGTAGCAACTGCTGTGGTTAAACCAGCATCAGAGAAGAGGTTGCCGTTTCCTAGAAGGACATTGGCATAGGTGTAATCCTGACCTCTTGCTTGGACACTAGCAGATGTAATAGTGCCAGAACCATCGGTAGCAAACTCAATTACTCCTCCAGTTCCATCACCCTTGATGCTAGTAAATAGTGTTTGTGAAGCAGGTAGGTTAACACCACCATCTTCAATAAGAGCGACATCAATTGCTCCATCAACAGCAGCACCAGTAACAGCAGTACGGGTATTGTTGGCAGGAAGAACAATCGGCATGAAGTCCGAAGATAAGAATCTTAGAACATCATCAGTTGGCATGGTGTACATGTACTTCCAGATGTATCCTGCACCAGATGTCTCAGTATAAAGACCGGTGCCAGAAGCATAGTTGCCACCACTAGTTTTTGGTTCTTCAGTGGCATTTTGACCGGATGCATTAGCAACGTTTTCTCCGTTGTAGAGGCACTTAAAGACTTCGTAATCAGAATTCATTACGTAGAACTTAGCATCGGAAATGCTTGTTTGGTTTGTAGCAGTCTGCTTACCAACTTGTCCACCACCACCAGGGGTAGCAGAATAGTCTGGTTTCCACATGTCAAACTTAGGGTTGGCAACTTGATCCCAGTTATAACGACGGATAACTGTTCTCGCGAATGCATCAGTAATACGCTTGGCAGCAATGATTTCGTCGTATACGTTGAGTTTCTCTCTCTGGTTGTCCAAAGGAAGAGGGGGAATATCCTCTGTTGCGTAGCGATAAACACCAGATTGCGCTGTTGCAGCAGTATCAGATGAACCACCGTCTGCAGTTTCTTTTAGACTTGAACCAATGGGGGGAACAGAGTTTGTTCCGTTGCTGCCAAAAACGTCGGTTAATAAAAGGGCACTATCATAAACTTCGGCAACTGTTGCACGGAAAGCAGTAGAACCATACGTTCCAACATACACTTCGTTTCCAACAGTAAAGTTAGTTGAAGATTTTGAATAAACTTCGATATACGCTTTCCATGGTTGGGGTCTTCCAACAAAGAAATACATTCTGGTGCGCTCGGCACTGGTTTCACTTGGACCTTCTGTCAAGGATTCCAAGAATTGTTTAGCGTTAAAAATTCTAAACTTATCTGAGATAATAGCAGCCATTGGTTTTCTGTTCCGACGTAAGGTTTGTGCCTGAGTTATTTATATTTATACCGTTATTCATTAAATTGTAAACGGAATCAATTCTTCTGTGGCGTTGATGGAATTTGGTCCATTATAAAGAGTGCAACCTGTAAATTGGGTTGCTGTCTTGCCAGTATATTGAATCACTGTTCCACCACTGGTAAATAAGTATCCTTCACTTGGGAAGTATGTAGTATCTTGAACAACGATGTTTCCGCCAATAGTTCCAGAAGAAGAACTAATTGCAACTGGATTTTGAATGGAAGGTGGCATCAAATTAAACTTATCCCCTACTAAAGTATAACTAGAGTTTCCTCTTTCCTGGAAATCTTTTATAGTGAGTGCTCTAAAGTAAATATCAATTTCTGCAAGTGTTAATCCAGAAACGGATGCTGTTCCATCATCAAATATACCCTCAAAATGTCCTATGGTATGACCAACATTGGTTTTAGTATAGTTTCCTATGTAATCTGCATCAAGACCAAATACCGAGTTATTGATGTAGATTATAGTTCCATCACGTTTCACAACTCCGTAATCATCAAGTAGATTTACAAATCCATTCAGTCTAGTGCCAACTGGGTCGCTAATAAAGACACTCTCTTGGTATCCATCAACTACACCACCAGGAGGTGGAGTTATGGATACTTCAGTTGCTGCTTTTTGGAGATCAAGTTGAGATTGAACAGATTGTAATGTGTTAATAATTTCTACATCTGAAGTAGTTGTAAAAGAAGATACAATATTAAATGTTGGTTCTAATTTATACCTAATTTGAGACTCAATTGCAGAAACAGACTCTACATTAAATTGTTTTTGAACTTCAACAACTATTTGCTTAGTGATAGTCTTGATATCAGCAGGCGGTGTTATAAACTGTTTCTGTGATGCGCCACCACTAGAAATTCCAGAAGCAATGTTGACTGTAACAAGTTGAGACTCGGACTCAACAATCGAGATACCCGCAGAAGCAACAGATACTGGATCGGGAACTTGTCTAATAAATGTGCCAGCGTTCCATGCTTGTGCAGAAGTATTATCAAGACCACGCTCAACCATTAAGAAACGATCATTTAACTTGCGTAGATAACGTACAATCTCTCCTCCAACCAGCAGGTATCCATTAGTACTAAACTTGCTTGTATCAGCAACGTAGATAATAGTATCTGTTGGAGATAGAGGTGCTTGTAGGAAGGATCCAGAAGCAAAGTAGTTAACATTATTGAGGTAATTGTTCTCAACAATAGTCGTAAACTTATTGGTAATCTCCTTAGTTGCAGATATAGTAAGAGTAGACTCAGACTCGATGTCAACAATATATGGAGTCTCAATAAAGAAGTAAATTTCAGTGCTATTATGTTGCGTATCAATAGGTGCTACTTGATCATTCAGTTGTTTTTCTGTTCTGATTGTATCCAATCCACCAGTCAAATCCGAACTAACTTCTAGTGCAGCAGGATATATTTCAGCAGTAATAACTTTGTCAATATTGACAGGACTATCAACTAATGTTGACGAAAGAGATGTTACATCAACTGCTTCATTTCCTAAGATACTGACAGTGGAATATATAGAAAATCCAATTGACTGCTGTATGTTTATTTTGACATCGATTAAAGAAACACCAATATCAGTATCTTCTAATACATCATATCTTCTAGCGACAACAACTTTTGGTGCCTTAGTATATCCAGATCCACCTGTAATTAGTTCAACACTAATTACTTGACCTTTGCTTACAATTACTTGTGCTCTTGCACCACCACCATTGCCATCTTCTGATAAGAAGTTAATTATGGGTGGTGTATAATATTGATATGCAGTAGGTTGTGTAATTGGAGCATAACTGCGCTTATTCCAATCGAGTCTTACAACTGATCCATTTTCAACTACTGCGACAATAGAAAGTCCTTCACCTCTAGTGATACCACTATATGGTCCAATATTAACTTGTCCATAAAAAGAATTGGAAAGTTGTTCTCCTAGTCTCTGTTCTTTAGATGTAAGAACTGAAGGTAGTTCATTAATTTTTCTAAAACCTTCCTCACCTTCAACACGGATCAATGAACCATTTGAAATACTAACAAATGGATTTTTGTATGTCTTTCTCCAATAAGTTCCACGCCAGTTTTGATCAATACCTCTCAATAAAAGATTATTATCTTCATCTTTTTCATACGTTATGCTACTTCCAGCAAGTGTAAATGAAACGTCAGTGTTTAACGAATATCTTCCCTTAACAGCAAATGTTATTGGAATATTTTCAATCAATTCTGCTTTGTATCCAAAACATTCAAATGTCAGTGTAGATCCATTACTACGTGGAGTATTAATTTCTCCAATAATATTATAAGTACCATCTGGTCTGATTTGGAAAGCTTGAATAGGAGCTCCGCCTTGATTGCCCATCCATGCTCTCAATTCAAAAGCAGGAAGACCACTTGTAGTTTCCAATACTACTACAGAGTTTGCATAATATTGATCTACATTATAATCATATAGATTTAGAATTTGACCGACATCTCTACCATAAAGGTATCGCATGTCAACTTTCATTTGTTGTGTAACAGAAAATTCAAAGAAAATATTTGGTCCAGATACAGTATAAGAAATACCTTCTTTCTGTAATACTCCATCAACAAATACTAATAGATAATCTGGTTCTTCGATATTTGCAACCGTAAGGTCTTCTAGATCCAGAATAAGGAAAGGACCACTCCTTATATTATTAATCAAATTAGGATCGATGGTGAGTCTTTTGTAATTACCAACACCAATACCAATAATTTTTTCTACTGCTGTAGGTTCCCCAAGAGTTTTGGCACCTTCATATTGATCCCAAATTGGTGCTACATCAAACACTAATTTATTTGGAACAACAGTTTTATCAATATAATACGAATCATCACCAGGATAATTTGCATTATACTTAGTTTCTTGTAAAACAGCATTAATTGTAATTAAAAGATTTTCATCTTTTTCTGTGGATACTGCTGCTCCATCATCCCAATACATTTCAAACTCTTTTGTTTCTCCATCAACATAATCTGGAAGTGTTTTGTCTACGGAGATAGAATTTAATACATCATCTAAATTTTCATACAAAGAATTTACAGACGATATAACATCATTACATTCTTCTGCAGTTAATAAAGGGTCTCCAATAATATTGTAATTTGAATATGTTGGGGTAGTAGACCAATATCCAGATTTATTTTCATTCTGTTTTACCGATTCTACAACACCCGATCCATTCTCAATAATATCTTTTGTGATATCAATAAATGTATTAATCGATGATTCGACTTCTTGGCAATATGGGAACTGAGTATCTGCAGCAACCGTCGCATCTACAAAAGGTGCAATGCTAGTATATGTTCCAGCGCCAAGAGTATTTCTCATTGCCGAATTCATTAGAATCGCTAATTGATCCCATGCAGCAATAGCAGCAGTCGTTTCTGTTGATGATCTATTAATATACGTTAATTCTTCACCGTAAGGGTATCCTCTATTGGTATAATAAAGTTGAGCAAAATTAACCACTCTTTCATTGCCACCAAATTTTAAATGATATACAATATTATCAATTAAGAATCCAAGATCGCGATAGCATTTTGCTTTATCGCTAGAGGGAAGAGCATAATTTGCATAGACATATTCGCTAACTTCTTCCTGAAGATACAATTTATTGCCAGCAATTAAATTTCCTGCATCATAGAAAGTTCCGTTATTGATACCGCTTAGATAGAAAGTTGCGCTGTCTACACCAGAAAATGATAAAGGAACACTTAAAGTGTCTCCTGGATTAACGGCAAACTGATCTCCTGGTTCTACATTACCAATACTAGTGGACAATCCAAGATCATTACCACCTGTATTTCCATCTAAAGATGTGGTTCCTGCAGATGCTCCACCAGCACCAACACCAGAGTTAACTAATGCTGCTTTTGATAATGTAAGTTTTGATATACTATCAATGGAAACAATTTTTGTGTCTGGAGTAAATGCTCTACCAGAACTAATATGCATTCCGACAGCAAGATTGTCTGTGTTAGAAACCGTTACTGTTTTTGATCCTTGAATATATTCAACAGTTTCTTCAACAAAATCCCAATTCCTAATAGCAAGTTTTGCTAAATTAGTTGCATATTTGAATATATTAAGCGATTCTGTTTTGTTATCTGTAATATATGCAGATCCAGAAAAGAAAATGCTGGCATAATCAACAACTTTAGTATTACCACCAAATCGTAAATCATGACTATAAGAATCTAGAATATATCCAATATCAGTTTGGTAATCATCTAATTTTGTACTCCAATCTAAAGATCCATAAGATCCTTTACCATATCCAACCGATTCTTCTATGATAAACTGTTTGTTTCTTTCAATTTGATTTGCTGCATCAATCCATCTACCGTTTCTTTGATAGATGTTTCTAAGTTTTCTTAAATGTTTTGTGTTATATTGACTATCCTTAAAGTAAAAACTTCTACCAACAAACTTCATTCCAACATAAGGGGTTGTATCTGAAGAGTTGTTTCCTGTTAGTTTTACTCCATTACCAAGAGGAGGAGCAGAGAATACAATTGTATCTCCAGATACTGTATATGCTACTCCTGGTTCTTGAATGATACCGTCTAATGTGACAATAATACTTTTTTCATTAATTGGACTGAATGCAACTCCAAAGTTATCCAAGACTTGGAAGACTGTAGATCCTTGCAATCTTCCATCTGTGTCATAATATCCATCAAATGGTGAAGCAAGAGTAAACTCAAATGCACGAGTTTCATTGAAGTTAAACTCTGATGTAGCGGCAGAACCCTGTCCTTTACGGATTCTGG